ACAAATATCTATATATGTCAAGGTTTTGATGCTTTTGGTATAGATATTTCTAAATGGGCTCATGAAAATCATGTTTTAGAGGAGGGTCATCATGAGTGCGTAGATCTCCGATGGATACCTGATGGACTTTTTGGCATTGAAAAGTTTGACCTTCTCTCGGTTGAACGAGTGATGGGTTACATTCCAAAAAGAGATGCTCAGAAAGTTGTAAAAAATCTTGTTAAACTGACAAAAAAGAATATAATATTCTCAATTATTTGTTCAGATCATAGTGGTTCTGAAGCTGTTCTAAGAGGATCTCCTGGAAGAATAAATATTGCTCCAAAGAAATTTTGGCTTGAGATTTTTAAAAAAGCTGGTTTAATTGTAAATGGAGAAAAAACTGCTATCATGTGTAAATCTGATTGGGATTGTGTGTGGTTTTTGGAGAAAGAAAATGTTTCTTAAATTACTTTTTTTATGATATGTTAAAAGGAAGAGGATCTTATTAAGATAAAAATATGATATACGGATTTGTTGATTAATCAGAATAAGTTTTTTGGAACTTTCATAAGTCAAAGTGGACTTTATGCAGAAGGTTTTTGTTGTTATTGTAAGACTCGGAGATAGAGAATTTTTATTTATGGGTTAGGCAGATTTGTAATTTCAGTGTGTTGAAATTACAAGGAAATATTTTGTAGATAGGAGGTATATATCATGGGTTTAGAATTGGGGCCTTGCAGTGTGAGTTTTGGTACTAAAGATTCTGAAGTAGATATTGGAAGAACTGAAGGTGGTGTTGTTGTAGCTTTTTCAACGAGTGTTGTAGATTTAGTGTCTGATCAATATGGTACATCACCTGAAGATCAGGTTATAACTGGTCAGGGTGCAGTGATCACTTGTCCCATTGCAAACATAACATTAGCGAATCTTGCTATTGCTTTGAATCAGTCTGTAAAAACTTTAGGTGAGGATTTGGGTATTAAGGGTAAAAATCTTGTAGGGACAAAGTTATCTACCAAAGCTCAAAGTTTGTTGCTTAAAAAGTATGTGGATGGTGCTGAGTCTACAAATACTCAAGATTATCTACGTTTTCCTGAAGCAGCTCCTCAAGGGAACTTTGATTATAGCTATTCAAAGGATGGGCAAAGAATCATTAGTGTTGTTTTTACGGCTTTTCCTGACGATGATGGTTACTTGTATTATATGGGTGATGAAGATGCTGCAACAGGAGGGAGTTAAATATGGAAAAGACAGTTGACATTGATGCATTGTTAGCAAGTGATAGACTTGTAATGACTTTGGGAGGAGTTGTCTATGAAATTGAAGATGTTAATCTTTCCGTTTTCATGATGACTCCTTCCAAGTCTGATCAAGAAAGTGATATTCTTCATGAGCAGCTTTCTTCAATTTTAAAGGTGGATAAGAAGGAGTTAAAGAATATTGGACTTCGGGCAGCAGCTTTTGCTCTGAAAGAGATAAGAAATTGGGTAACTGAAACAAGTATGGAAGAAGAAGAGGGAGACGATACTTCTCCTAAAAACCCTTAGATTATCCATATGCTTTTGCTTTGCTTGCATCTACATATGGATGGAAACATTCTGATATCTTGGATTTAACTGCTCGACAGTTTTTTCTCTATCTAAAACAGGTTTTTAAGTTGCATTCAGCTCAACAGTTGCGAGCTTTTGAAGCAAGTCTTTTACCCCATATGGAAATTTCCGATAGGATAGAAGTTATGAAGAATTATAGAGATAGTTTTAGTCCTATAAGAGCGAGAGTTCCTAAGAAAGAAATTGAAGATACTTGGGACTATTTGAGAAAGAGGGAGTAGATAATATGGAAGGTGACATACTCACTAAGATGAGGCTTGATATAGCCGATGTCATTCATAATCTTAATCGAGTTGAAAAAGAGATGCGGACTTCAATGGCCAAGATTGAAAAGCGGTCTACTTCATCTTCACGGCAAATGGTAAAAGATAGCCAGAACTTCATGCACGTTTCTCGGGGTCATGCTCGGACTTTTTCTGCGGATTGGTTTAAGCGATTTGGAGAAGTTGCTGTTGGTTTTACTCTTGCTTATCGGGCGATGAATGCTGTTCAGACTGCAATCGAAAGAACTTTAAAAACTTTTGTAGATGGTTTAGTTGCGATTGATGAGTTCCGTATGGGGGTTATCTCTATTGCTGCATCACTTCAAATGCTTACTGAAGTTCCATCTAAGAAATCTCTTGAAGCATATCTGAGCTTCGGTGAGACTATGTTTAAGAAGATGGAAATTCTTGCTGTACGTCACTTTGCAACAGGTGAACAACTTCAAATGGCTTTTACAAAAATGAGTACTCTTGGTATTGTTCCTCAAACAACCCAGCAACTTGAGAGTATGGCAGCTTTAGTTGATAGAATTCTAATGGCAACGAAAGGTTTGGATGCAGGACGTCAAATTTTGACAGAGGTCCAAGCTGTTATTGAGGGAATACAGAGACCTGGTGCTGTTGTTGCAAGAGAGCTTAAGAGTCTCGTACCTCATTATAAAGAATTGATTGCAGCTATGCAGAGTGAGTCCAACATTGTAAAGAGAACTGAGATGTTTTTGGGCGGTATTGCTGGACCTCTTGATGCTGTTAGTTCCGTATCTAAGGAAATTATGAAGACTCATCAGGCATGGCTTGCAAGTTTGAAGACTGCTGCTACTATTGTACTTCGATCGGGACTCCAAGAAATGTATGATGATCTTCTCAATATTATGAGGTCTATGGTTAATTATCTGATAGACGAAAATGGTTTAACTGAGCAGGGTATACAATTAGCTTATCTTTATCATAGTTCTTGGAAAGGCGTCTTAGGTGTTATGATACAAATAAGGGATACTGGAAAGACTCTATCAGAGCTTTATAAAACTCTAACTTTTGACATACCTATAATGACTTCCTTTTTCTCTTCTCTTAGTATGGGTATTACAGTTGCAACATGGAGTTTTAAGTCTTTTATTGCAGTTGTGCAAGAACTCAAAAAAAGCTTGGGTCCAGCTGAGAAGTCCTATGCTGAATATCTTAACGAGTCATATCAAAGTGTAGAAGAGCATAACAATACTCTTGGTGAGAAGGTTGGTATGCATCTTGTAGCTTTTCATAACTGGTATGGATCTGTTCTTCATGAAACATTTAAGGAAACAAAAAAGGGAGATGACTTACTTACAAGACTTGCCGATAGAGAAGCCATTCTCTTCGCGGAGATGGCTGATGACATAGAGAGAAAGTCTCTGGCTCTCGGAAAGTTTCTTGATCCTAAAAAATATGAAAAATTTGCTGCCTCTGTAAAAGCTCAATCAAAAAGTCTCACGAAAGATATTTTGGGTTCCTTAAAAGATCTTACAAAAGGATCTGGAGAGGTAAGTGATAAAGATCAAAAAGCCCGTTTAAGAAGGGATAAGCAGCTCCTAACATTAGAAAGGCAAATGCGTAGAGATGCTGCTTTAAGTCGCTTTCAGGATGTAAAGACAAGCCTTGATCTTGAATTTCAAGAGAGGATGAAGAAACTATTAGAATGGACAGATGCTAAAGGCGGCCATGATAAGGAAGCTTGGAAGCACTATCAGGAAATGCAGAAGGAAGCTCTTAAAAAAAGGTGTGATTTTGAAGCCTTGGCTCTTTTAGCACATACTGAGAAACTCCACAAAGCTGTTTTAGGAAAAATGCAGTTCTATACAGAAGAATATTACAACTGGAAAAGAGATCAGATTCTAATAGATTCTGAATTATTGAAATCTGCAGGTGCTTTGGCCATTGAAGTTGAGAGGTGGAAATTAGATAGGTTAAAGGAATTACAAATTGAACAAAATCAGCATACTTTAGAAACAACAGAAGGTTTTATAGAGGCAGGAGAAGCTGCTTGGGGTAATTATATTCTTAATGCTGAATCTGCAATGAAACAGGTAGCAGATCTTTCTATAGAAGTTGTTAAAACTTTTGCACAAGGTGTTGGTGATGCTTATGCTCGAGCTGTTATTTATGGAGAGAATTTAACGGATGGTTTAAAGGCTTTAGCTGAGGAAATGGCAGCAACTATTATATCGAGTCTTATTCGTATTGGTATTGAAAAAGCGATTCAATGGGCAATGGATAAGCTTTTAGGGGTAACTTCAGCTATTAGTAAGATGGGAGCTCTTGCAATGGAGACTTATGGAGCTGCTTTTGCATCTTCTTGTATGGCTGGTCCTGAAGGTGTTGTAGCAGCTCCTGCCGTTGCAACAGGAGCTGTAGCTGCGATGTTGGGAGGTGCCAAAGTGGCTCAAGTTGCAGGCGCAGTTCTTGGAGCAACAAGTGCTGACTTAGGTGGAATTAGTATGAAGCCTGAACTTATTTATTCTGGAGTTCCTGAAGCCTATGTTCCATTAAAAGATGGAAATATTCCTGTAAAACTTGATGAATCCAGAGAACCTGTAAAAGTCAACATTTTAAACGTTCTTGATCCTACTATGATTGAACAATATCTTTATTCTTCAAAAGGTCAAGATGCAATTATAAATGTTATAGGTAATCGTTCTCAATCTGTAAGACGGGTATTGAGATGAGTATAGATATTTATGTTACATCAAAAATTCAGAAACAATCTTTAAGTCATGTTTGGAAAACTTCTATTCAAGAGACTATTCAAGGAAAAGAAAAGAGATCAGCTTTATTTACATGGCCTCGGATTCATCTTGATAACGAACTCCGTTTTATAAGTTCAGTTGAAAGGAATTTTCTCAGAGCTGCACTTTTTCAGGGTTTACATGGAATTTGGGGATTTCCTTTTGTTCATGATAAAACAGTCTTAACATCAGAAGCTTTATTGGGTCAAGATGTTTTATCTGTTGCTGAGACTGATTATCGTCATTTTTATAATGGTCGAGGGTGTATACTCGTTTCTTCCTCAAATTGGAGAGTCTATGAATTTGTACTTATTGATACAGTAGATTCTTCAACACAAATAACAGTTCAAACTAATCTTGAAAATACGTGGCCGGTAGGAACAAAAGTTTATCCTTTCTTTGAATATTCTATAGATCCGAGTCAGGAGATTGATGTTAATTTTAGGCAGCTAAACTTTTTAGATGTTCTTGCATCTGAAAGCTTTGAAGATGCGAGATCTTTTTCCTATAGTCTTCCATCTTCAGGAGCTGATACTTATAAAGGTCTTGATCTTTTTCTTACACGACCTATGTATCCTTTAAGAGAAACTTATCAACATCCTTTTGAACTTTTACAGTTTCTTGGGAAAGGTATACGTTTTTCAAATTATGATAAAACAAGATTTAGTTTTTCTGAATCTTTTAGAATTGTTTCTCGATCAGATATTCAGGACTTTCTTAATTTCTTTGATTCAAAAAGGGGTCGTTTTCAGTCTTTTTATGCTCCGTCTTGGGATAATGATATTGTATCAACAACTGCTATTGATTCATTAGATACAATTCTTGTTGTAGAGCATCTTTATTTATCAAGCCTTAGTCTTGTAGGACGTCATCTTTATATTAGATTTGAAGATGGTTCTTATGCCTGTCGAGAAATTGTGGCTCGACCTTCTTCTACATCAATTACTTTAGATTCAGCTATAGGTACATCTGTTTCTGAAGCAAATCTTTCAAAAATACTTATATGTTTTCTCAATGAAGTTCGTTTTGATGCAGATGAAATTTTAATAGATTATATAGCAGATGAAATTGCCGATATAAAATTAAATTTCAGAGTTATCTGGTAATTTCAATGAGGTGAACTTATGGGAAAGAAAAGTAAAAGGAAGAAAAAAGTAATAGAAGAGAGGAAAAAGATACATGAAGAAAACCTTTCTGTCAAGAATCTATTTGATCCTGCAATAATTGATGAGTATATGTATTCATCACAGGGACAAACAACAATTTTAAATGTAATAGGAAATCGTTAAGACATTATGAAAGACGCATCAGATACATATATAGCAAAAGAAGAAGCTCCACAGCGTAAGCCTGTAGAATTGTATCATATTTGGCGTGATGGAGGAGAAAACTGGTATTATACAAGTGGTGATGTAGCTTTTACTTATGATGGGAATAGTTATGTTCCTGCAACATTGAAACGAACAGGTGCTAAATACGACTCTCAGCTTGAAGTTACAAGAATGGCAATTACTGCCAGTTATCTTGAAGATCCGGTTATTAAGTTTATAGCCATTAATCCTATTGAAATCCTCTGGATAGAAATTAAGAAATTGTTTCGTGATCAAGATCCTCTTGAAGCTTCTGTTGTTTTCATTGGGCAGAAAAAGAATGTTTCCTTCCAAGGCAATACAGGAAAAGTTGAGTGTGTTGGCTTTGAGCATTTTTTGAAAATGCCTGTACCGACTTTTAGATATCAAATTACTTGCAATCATAAATTGTTTGATACAGGCTGTAGATTAACAAAAACAAGTTACAAGATATCTACTGCTGTAACTTTAAATGCGGATAAAACTCAACTAACAAGTTCAGATTTTGGGGCAAAGGCAAATGGTTATTTTATACGGGGTCACGTAGATTTTGGTGTAGAATCTCGAATGATTGTTGCTCATATTGGGAATGTAGTTACACTTGCTTATAAGATGGTTGAGTTGGCTTCTGGAGATACCGTAGATGTCTATCCTGGTTGTGATGGAAGAATTGAAACGTGCAAGAACAAATATGATAATGTTGTTAATTTTCTGGGATTTCCTTTTATCCCCAAGGACAATCCTGTAACAAGGATACCATGATGTATTATTTTGAAGATGAACAGAGACAAATTGAATTAAAAAAGATTCTTGACAGTTGGCTTCATACTCCTTTCCGACATCATGCAGGAGTAAAGGGTAGAGGGTGCGATTGTATTCATTTTGTTATGCGAGTTTATGAAGAAATAGGTGTAGTGAAGTGGAGAAAGAACTTAATTCCTGATTATCCTCCTGATTGGCATTTGCACAATACGAGAGAATTATTGTCTGAGGGTCTTCAGAGAGAAATAAAGATTCAAAAAGTGTCATTAGATAATTTGAAGAATGGAGATATCATTTTATCTCATTATGGAAAAGCGGCTTCTCATGCTTCAATCTTCTTTGACGGATATGTTTATCAGTCAGTTACTGATGTAGGAGTTTGCAAGATTAATTTTAAAGATAGAGTTTTCAGACGACAAATGCGATTTGCTTATAGGATCATGAAATGAGTGTTGGTGGATTAGTAGGAGGGATAGTAGGAGGGGTAGCGGGGTTCTTTATATCGGGTGGAAATCCGATAGGAGCTCTTTATGGCTTTGGTGTTGGTTTTGCTATTGGAATGGCTATTGATCCAATTTCCCATGATACAAACCAACCAAGCCCTCTTGCTGGAGATTTGCAGATAACGACGAATACAATTGGATCGCCTGTCCCTGATTTGTTGGGAACAGCAAAATGTACAGGAAACTTGTTGTGGTACGGATTAGAAAGAAACGAAGCAGTTTACACAAAAGTCAGCAGTGGTGGGAAAGGTGGCGGTGGTGGAAGCAGTAAACAACTAACTGGATATAAGTACTATATGTCATGGGCAGTAGGTTTATGTCTTGGTGAAATAGACACTCTGTATACAGTTTATAGAAATGAAGATGATGTTGTTTGGGAAGGGGAACTGGATAGACCTGAAGCTGGTGGTGAAGAAACTGTTGTTTTGGAAATGGATATGGGTTCGATGACTTTCTATTTTGGAACCGACGATCAAGTTCCAAATGTAACAATGGGAGCTGCCCTTGATGAACCAACTCTTAATACTCCATATCGAGGTCTTTGCTGGGCCTATTTTAACGATTGTTATATCGGTACGTATAATCGGATGCCGACAATGAAATTTTCCATTAGAAAATCTCCAACCTGCTCTTTTGATTCAGGCAGAACATATAATGATATCCAAACATATGACTACAACCCAATGCACGCAATATGGTATATTTTACATAACATGGCTGGACTGCCTATTTCGTGGATGTACGATGCTGATTTTCTTTCAGTTGCCACTACTTTGTCAGGAGAGGATCGAGGGATCAGTGTTTTCTTTGATAGGTCACAATCTGCTCTTCAATATATTGAAGCCATCAATTCACATATTGATAATATTTTAAGATATGGAATTGACAGCAAATTTCATCCGAAGTTGATTAGAGATGATTATACAGTTGAAACTCTTCCTTCTGTTGATGAAAGTCTGATATTAAAAGAGCCTACAATTACACGAAAGAGCTGGATAGATACAATAAATGAGATAAAAGTGCAATATACTGAGTTAATGGCCGAAATACCTGTAGAATCTGGAGAATGGGTAGCAGCGATGACACAGCGTTCTACTCCTTGTGTTTATGTGTATGACTTGTCTCTCAAATCTGTAATGAGAGTAGTTATGCAAGTTCCCCCATTATTAACAGGGATTTTACCACTTGAACCAGACTATGATTTAGATTTTTCTATGGGAGGATCCTCTGCACAAAGAGGAGGATATTGTATAAACAAAAGTGAAACTCGTTTGTGGTATTTATTCAGAACGGGAAATGATTGTGAGCTTGTGGAAGTAAATATAGAAAGTGGTGATCTTAGATTAGTTAGAAAAACTGTATTTTTGTCTTTAATTGGAAATTATGGTAACGAGACTATACATGATGGTTGTGCTGATGACAATTACACGTATTGGTGTACTGATTTGAAAGCAGATGGACATGGTCGAATAATAAAAATACGAAATAGTGATCATGTTCTTGTAGATAATCATGTATTCGATTTGGATCTTAAAGGTTATGAGGAGTTGATTCAAGGTATAACTCAAATGGACGTGTGGGAAGATCATCTATTTTGGAATTATGTGGTTAAACCTGATGGGGCCGATACTTGTTTCGTATTTGTGCGAACCAGTACTTCTTTTACTCTTGAGATAGAGTATTTTCGTAATAATAGTGGTTTAGGATCTGCTTATGAGCAAGATTTCGTGCGAGTTTATGGTGATTATGTTCTTCAGCATCAGGATTATCACCCATTCTATGGTCAAATGTGGAAATGGGATTTTAATCTTTCTACTATAGGTGGAGTTCCTTCTGTGCATCAAAATTATTTACAAAACATATTAGGACTTGAAGAAGGGTTTTTATTTACTCTTCGTAATCGTGGAGGTCTGGCGCACGTTCAGGATCTTCAGTGCATAGGGTGGAAAGAATTTAATGTTTATTCTGGTGTTGTGGTAGGGGATAGTTATAACGAAAATGTTTCAGCACTAAACAATGGGCTTATAGGATTGTTTCGATATAATGGAGATGAAAAAAGAAATTACGTTCGATGTTATACTGCTGATGTAGATATGAAATTACTTTGTGATACTCCGATGGACAAACTTTCACGTTACGGATGAAAATATGAAAGTAGATTTTAGAAAATCAGAAGCTGCACCTGTTTCGATTGATGTAGGGAATCAGGAAATACAAGATCGTATTGTCTCTAAAACAATTCAAATGGCAATGTTTACACAGAATAAAAATGCGGTTTGGGCAGGGAGACAATCTCTTCTGAAAGAATCTTATCCTTTTGCTCTTATCAGTTTCTCTGCGAATAGAAATGTGTTTCGGTATGAGGTGGGAGATTGCTTCAAATTTTCCTATGCTCAATATGGTATTTCAAATATGGTTTGTAGAGTTCTTCAAATAGAAGAGGCAGAACTTGAGTCTGAAATTATAACAATTCATGCTATGGAAGACATTTTTAGTGTGAATAATTTAATTACGGAATATTTCACTCCACAGGAGTATACTGTAAACCCTCCCGATTATTCTATTGAGGTACTTGATAATCAAGATGTAGTGGAATCCCCCTTTATAGTAAATGGGGGTGAGATAACTATTATTCCTACAGTTGCGAGATCACAAGATAATCAATTAGGATATTACGTCTATATGAGTTCCGATGATGGGGAGTCTTATACTTTGATCGACACCTATGAAAGGTTTACTTGTTACGGGACGCTTGTTAGAGAGTATCCAGCAGAAACATTTCAGATAGATGACGCGTATGGAATTATAGCAGATTTCGACAATGATGATATTTCACAGTTTGAAACTACAACACGACAGGTTTTGCTTGGTATAACGAATTTAATTTCTATGGGCAACGAGATTATGACTGTCCAAAACATTGATCCTGTTGATGGCGGTGAGGGAAGAAGGTATTATTTAACTGGTGTATATCGGGGACGTTTTGATACTGAAAGAGAAGATCATGAAGCTGGTGATGGATTTTATCTTGCTCATGGAGCAAGTGTACACTATGTTTCTGATGAAGATGTTTTGTTGGGAACAAGCAGAAAGTTTAAGTTTGTGCCATACAATGAAAAAGAAACAGCAAGCATTGCAGATTGTCCTGTAATTGAATTAACGATTGATGGTCGGGCTCGAAAACCGTATACTCCAATAAACTTTAAAGCAAATGGGGACTCCATTGATCCTGGGTATTCTACTGATATCGACTTGACTTGGTCGCCCAGAATCAGGGATGGAGGAGCTGGTTATTTTGCACCATCAATAACAGACAGTAGCCCAACTTGGGAAGGATTTTTTAAAATAGAAGTTTGGGAAAAAGGAAATCTTAAAAGAACAGTTGAGAAACTTGATGCAATTACATGGACTTACACTGAAGCTATGAATTTGGCAGATAATGTATTGTTAGGCGAATCTCTTACTTTCAAACTTACAAACTTTATCGAATATGATGAGTGGCCTGATGCTGAATCAAATACAATTGAAATTACTGTAGGTTTAACGTATAAACTAAGTAAACTTAATGTTAGTCAAGTAATGATGCAGATTGAATATACTGAAACAAGTAAACTTAAAGTCAGTCAAGCCGTAGCACAAGTTGAGTATGTTGAAACAAGTCCCTAAATAAGATAAGTAAGGTTTTTGATGGGACAAATTATTAGAGTTAAGGAACTTTTTGAGAGGTGTAACGATGGCAAGAATATTTATAGATGGATTTGAAAGTGGAAAAACCAGCTTATGGGACGTTAATAATGGAAGTATACTGGCTGCAAAGAGCGGAATGTCAGGTACATACTGTTTGAAGCTAAATCACACGCAGATTTCATGGCGTTCGCTTTCAAGTGCGTCTTCTTATTATTTTGCATGTAAAATTCAGTATAGTGCAGCATACGGCGCTACATTTATAAGTTTTAAGTTTAATGATGATACTCAAATATTATTAGGCTTATCTTCTTCTAATTTGCAAATCAAACGAGGAAGCACTGTTCTTGCAACAGGGACAACAACACTTCAGGTAAATACTACTTATTTAATTGAAATTTATTTTTCGATTGCAAATGCAGGTGGACGTTTTGTTGTCAAGTTAAATGGTCTTACAGAAATTGATTTTACTGGGGATACTCAAGAGCTTGGGGGAGATCAAGTAAATAAGTTATATTTAGAGTCAATGCATAATGCAAACACATTCTATGACGATATAGTTGTTGACGACTCAGACTGGATTAGTGATACAAAAATAGAAGCTTTAATTCCTACGGGAGCAGGCACGACAACGCAATGGTTGCCATCTGCTGGAGCAAACTGGGAAACGGTTGATGAGATACCTGCGTCTGACGCAGAT